GACTTGGTTTCAAAGGACTATTGCCTATAACAAAGCTTTTGAAGAGCTTCATAGGCTTACAGATAGAGAGCTTGCTGACTTGGGTATCTACCGTTGTGAGATACATAATGTTATTGCGAATACGTTGAGGGATAGGATCCCAAGTCAGTCTTTTTCTTGATAAATAACGGGGAAGCAATTCCCCGTTTCATCATTTTTGGAGGCATCTATGCAAATAACCCTAGAACAATTGACTAACTTTTTCGAAGACACTGATAATTTCGTTCTTGAGAAGTTCGTTGACCCAATCAATAAAGTAATTCAAGAATTTGAAATCAATACCCCAGAACGTGTCTCTATGTTTCTTGCTCAGGTTGGGCATGAGTCTGGTGGTTTGACGAAGCTTCATGAGAACCTAAACTACAAGCCAGCTCGTTTGCTTCAAATTTTTCCAAAGTATTTCAGTGATGTTGATCCAGAAGATTATAACACCCCTGAAAAAATCGCCAATAGAGTTTACGCGAGTCGTATGGGCAATGGAGATGAAGAATCAGGCGACGGCTATCGTTTCCGTGGTCGCGGCGCAGTTCAGCTAACGGGTAAGTCAAATTACCTCGCTTGCGGTAAAGACCTCGGCGTTGACCTCGAAGAAAATCCAGACTACCTAGAAACTCCAGAGGGTGCTATTCGTTCGGCTGCTTGGTTCTGGGATCAGCATGATCTCAATGAATATGCCGACAATGGCGACGTGACGATGGTGACAAAAAAAATCAATGGCGGTACTATTGGTATTGAAGAGCGTACAGAGCTCTATAGGGAAGCACTAAGAGTTTTTGCTTGATTTTTCAGGTATACTAGGGTATCATATGATGATTGTTAGTTTACGGAGGGCGGATGACCAACTTTTACACGCATGTTCATATGAGAGGCAACAAGATATATCTTCGCGGCTATGAAAAAGGTTTGCGTGTAACGGATATCGTAGACTACTGCCCTTACATTTTTGTTCCAAATGATAAGGGCAACAATAAAACTCTCGACGGACAACCAGTCCGTCGAGTAGATTTTGATAGCATTTCAGAAGCCAGAGAGTTCCTGAAGAGCTATGAAGAAGTAGATAACATGAAGATCTACGGTCTAACTTCCTGGCCATATCTCTACATCTTTGATAATTACAAAGGTGATATCGACTATGACCCTAAAATGGTCAAGATCGGAACACTCGATATTGAGTGTGCTGCCGACGATGGATTCCCAGACATTCAAAAAGCTGATAAGCCTCTGACTGCGATAACCGTGCGTTGTCGTGGGCGCAACTATGTGTTCGGTTGTGGAGAGTTTGAGACGGACGATCCGAACACTTATTATATGCAGTGTGAGACGGAGACCCAACTCGTTCATCAGTTCTTGCAGTGCTGGAAGGTTCTTGATCTAGATATCGTTACTGGCTGGAACATCGAGTTCTTCGACATTCCTTACCTAGTCAACCGTATCAATGCACTTGGTATGAACCCAAAGAAGCTCTCTCCTTGGGGGATACTAGACGAGAGGGAAGTTGAGTTTCGTGGTAAGAAGAACCAGAGCTTCAGTCCAGTTGGTATCAGTGTGCTTGACTACTATCAACTTTATCGCAAGTTCAGCTTCGGTAATCAAGAGTCATACAAGCTAGATTATATCTCTCAAGTTGAACTAGGAGAGAAAAAACTCGACTATTCTGAGTATGGTTCGCTGCTTGAACTTTATAAAAACAATCATCAGAAGTTTATTGAGTATAACATACTCGACTGTTTGCTCGTTGAGAAACTAGATGATAAGCTGAAGTTCCTTGAGCAGGTAATGGCTCTTGCCTATGATGCTAAAGTAAACTTCAATGACACTATGACTACTGTGAGAGCTTGGGATGTTATAATACATAACTATCTTCTTGAGCGAGGTATTGTTATCCCTCAGTTTAAGAAACAATCAGACCATCAGGCTCTGGTTGGTGGATATGTTAAGGAACCAAAGATTGGTCTCAGCAAGTGGGTTGTGTCGTTCGATTTGAACAGCCTGTATCCTCATCTGATCATGCAGTATAACATCAGCCCAGAAACACAATTTTTGTGGCGACCTAATAATTTTCCTTCAATTGATGACATTATCAATAAAGTTGACTTATTTAAAAATAGTAACTACATGAGTGGTATGGAAGATTGCGCTGTCGCTGCTAATGGATGTCTTTACACAAAAGACAAACAAGGCTTTCTCCCTGCATTGATGGAAAAGATGTACAACGATCGTGTCGTATATAAAAAGAAGATGATTGAGGCGAAGCAGAGCTATGAGAAAACAAAAAACAAAGATGATGAGAAGCTAGTTGCTCGTTACCATAATATGCAAATGGCAAAAAAGATTCAGTTGAACTCAGCTTACGGTGCGTTGGGTAATCAGTACTTCCGTTGGTTTAATTTCAATCACGCTGAAGCTATCACGACTTCGGGTCAGCTATCTATTCGCTGGATTGAAAAGAAAATGAACGAATATATGAATAAGATCTGCAAAACAACTGGCGTTGATTACGTTATTGCTTCAGATACTGACTCTATCTATGTTACGTTTGAGCGACTGATTCCTGATGGTAGCGATGAACTTGAAGCTGTTAAGTTGATTGATAAGTTTTGCGAAACAAAAATTCAACATTATCTAAATGCTTGTTATGACGAGCTGGCTGGTATGATGAACGCATACCAGCAGAAAATGCAAATGAAGCGTGAAACAATCGCCAACAAAGGTATCTGGAAAGCAAAGAAAATGTACATCCTCAACGCATGGAACGTTGAAGGCGTGCAGTATGATAAGCCAAAGCTGAAAATTCAGGGTATTGAAGCTGTTCGTTCTTCAACGCCGCATGCTTGCCGCGAAAACATCAAAACAGCACTTGGTATCATTATGAATGGGAATCAACAGCAGCTGAAGGAGTTCGTTGATAAGTTCCGCGCTGAGTTTTCGAATCTACCATTTGAAGACGTTGCGTTTCCCCGTGGGTTGAAAGGTATGAAAAATTATCAATCTGCGAACGACATCTATAAGTTGGGGACACCTATTCAGGTGAAGGGCGCTTTGTTGTTCAATCACCTATTGAAGGTGAAAGGCGTCAAGAATATTCCTCCGCTGTCTGACGGCGATAAAATCAAGTTCGCTTATCTAAAAATTCCAAACCCTATCCAGGATACAGTCATTGCCTGCGCTGACTTTATCCCCAAGGAATTTGAGCTAGATAAGTACATTGACCGAGATACTCAGTTCGAAAAAAGTTTCCTCGCGCCGCTTGTGGCGATCACGGAAACGATTGACTGGTCATTGAACGATAGAGCAACATTGGAAGATTTCTTTGGCTAAAAAAAAGAAAATTAAAAAAAGAATTACCCGAAACGACCTCGACAAAATGTCCTTTGAGAAAAGAAAAAAAGTTAGAAAAAGGTTGAGGGAAGAAGCAGTTTATACAAGGAGTTTTAAAACGCCTCAATCATTTGGCGCTGCTAGTAACTGTGTTTCTTTGACAATTGAAGAATATTTGGCGTTCTCACCAAACCCGGAAATTGTAAAAATTATACAAGAAACAAAACTTGACTAATACAAAAATACAAGCTATACTTTAATATTATCAGGAGAACAAAAATGACTGATTTGATATCCAGGCTTATTAAAAACTCTACTATTGAGTTGACTTCAACTCTTACTGACAGCAAAATTTTTACCAAGAAAGATATGATTCCCACTTCAGTACCCATGATCAACGTAGCGTTGTCTGGTTCAGTTGATGGTGGTATTACTCCCGGCATCACAATGTTGGCTGGACCTTCAAAACACTTCAAAACTGGGTTTGCTTTGCTCCTCGCTTCCTCTTTCCTCAAGAAGTATAAAGATGGCGTCATCCTATTTTATGATTCCGAGTTTGGTACTCCTCAGTCTTATTTTCAAACGTTCGGTATTTCTTTTGATTCTGTGGTTCATACACCTATCACTGACATCGAAGAACTAAAGTTCGATATTATGCAGCAGATGAAACAGTTGACTCGTGAAGATCACGTGATGATTGTTATTGATTCTATCGGCAACCTTGCTTCTAAGAAGGAAGTCGATGACGCGCTCGATGGTAAGTCAGTTGCTGATATGTCACGTGCCAAGCAGCTCAAGTCGTTGTTCCGTATGATTACGCCGCATTTATCCCTCAAGGATATTCCTATGGCAGTAATCAACCACACCTACAAGACAATGGAGCTGTATGCTAAGGACGTTGTCGGCGGCGGTACTGGTTCTTATTACGGCTCGGACAACATTTGGATTCTCGGTCGTCAACAGGATAAAGATGCTGATGGTATCGCAGGTTATCACTTTGTTATCAACGTTGAGAAATCACGTTACGTCAAGGAGAAGTCGAAGATCCCAATCACCGTTTCTTTCGAAGGTGGTATCAATCGCTGGTCTGGCTTGCTTGATGTTGCACTTGATGGCGGTTATATCGTTAAGCCTAAGAATGGCTGGTATGCTACCGTAGATAAGGAAACTGGTGAAGTTCGTCAGCCGTCGATGCGTGCAAACGATATTATTGATAATAAGAAGTTCTGGATGGATATGTTTACCGATACAGATTTTGCAAAGTACATCGAGAACAAGTATAAGATGGCAATGGGCGCTATTATGGAGAACGAAGATGACGACTTGGAAAACAATCTCTGAGCATTACAGTGATGACAGAACTAAAAAAGCTATTGTTAATGTTGATTTAAAAGCTTGTTATTACTTTATTGATTTTTATGACTGTGACATTTATATCGATACCAAATCTTTTCCTGAGAAGAGCATTCGCTTTGTTGAGGATGCAGCAGAAAACTATACTCTTGGTATTTTAAATGTATAGTAAACAGCCTAGTTCTGCGAAGTACGATTATGAAACTCGACCATTAAAAGTAAAAATGGTCGAGTCAGAAAAAATTTATGCACGTAATATATTGGAGGATGAGCGGACATGGCGATCGAAAATGCGATTCTTGGGAATTTGGTCTTCAATGAATGGTATGCTCGTAAAACCATTCCGTTCCTCAAAGAAGAATATTTTGCAAATCAACAAGATAAACTTGTCTTCAAACTCATCAAAGAATATGTAGACAAGTATAATGCGTTTCCGTCTAAGGAAGCTCTTGCTATTGATCTATCGAACAAGGATAGCATCAGCGAAGAGACTTTTAAAAACTCTAAAGAACTAATCGCTGGTCTTTCGGTTGACACTGAAACTAAGATTGAGTGGCTGCTAGACCAAACAGAGAAGTTCTGTCAGGATAAGGCAGTCTATAATGCTATCATGTCTTCAATTCAACTTCTTGATGATAAGAAAACCGTTGAAGGTAAGGGAAGCATTCCCAAGATCCTTTCTGATGCTCTTGGTGTTTCGTTTGACACTCACATCGGGCATGACTTTCTTGAAGATTCAGAAGAGAGATTCGATTTTTATCATCGCAAAGAAGAAAAAATCCCATTCGATCTCGAATACTTCAACAAGATTACCAAAGGTGGGTTGCCCAAAAAGACACTCAATATTTGTCTAGCGGGTACTGGTGTAGGTAAATCATTGTTTATGTGTCATTGTGCGGCATCTAATCTTGTTAATGGCAAGAACGTGCTGTACATAACGATGGAGATGGCGGAAGAAAAAATTGCAGAGCGTATTGACGCAAACCTGCTTGATACTCCTGTTGATGAACTAGCGTTATTGCCTAAGGATGCTTACGATAAGAAGGTTCAGCGTGTTCGTAGCAAAACCAATGGTAAGCTGATCGTCAAAGAGTACCCTACAGCATGCGCAGGGTCTGCAAACTTCCGCCATCTTCTAAACGAACTAAAACTAAAAAAGAACTTTGTTCCGGATATTATCTATATCGACTATTTGAATATCTGTATGTCATCGAGGATTAAGAATGGAGCCAACGTCAATTCATATACCCTTGTCAAGGCAATCGCAGAAGAGTTGCGAGGACTCGCAGTGGAGTTTAATGTCCCTGTCGTCAGTGCGACTCAAACAACTCGAAGCGGATATTCGAACAGCGACTTGGGCTTGGAAGATACGTCAGAATCCTTTGGACTCCCAGCCACAGCTGATTTTATGTTTGGGATACACACCAACGAAAAGCTGGAAGGATTCAGCCAGATTATGGTTAAGCAGCTCAAGAACCGCTATAATGATCCAGGGCTGCATCGTAGGTTCGTTATTGGTATTGATCGTTCAAAAATGCGTCTCTATGATGTAGAGCAGTCAGCGCAGGATCTAACTGATGATAGTCCTGTTATGGATAATACTAAGTTTGGTAATGAAGATAATGAGCGTAGTAAACCAAAGAGTAAGTTCGACAAAGCTAAATTTGCAGGGTTCAAATGAGAAACATATTTGTAATTAGTGATACTCACTTCGGGCATGAGAACATTCTCAAGTTCGTTGATGATAAGGAACAGCCTCTGCGTGAGTTCTATGATGTTCATCATATGAACGAACATATGGTTGAGTGCTGGAATAAAACAGTGAAAGACGATGACATTGTTTATCATCTGGGCGATGTTTACTTTGGCAAAGGATATGAAATGCTGCCCAGGCTTCGTGGTCGTAAGCGAATGATTTTGGGTAACCACGATGATGGTAAGTCTAAGTACCTGCAGGAAACGTTCGAAAAGATCCTAATGTGGAGAGAGTTCAAAGAGTTCGATTGTATTCTGACTCACGTTCCTCTTCATGAGAGTGCTCTATATAAACGTAAGTATAATTTACACGGTCATGTTCATAAAGGCAGTCATCGTGGATTGATTGAAGATGAACGTTATGTAAACTGTTGCGTTGAAGTTCGTGATTATATGCCTGTAGCTATTGAGGAGCTAGTGAAATGAGCGATAAAGAAAATCTGTGGGATGCTTTTTCAAAGATTGGAGAAGCAATGGCTGCTAGGGAAAAAGAATTAGACGAGGCAGTTGAGTATTGCGAATATGACATGAAACTGGCAGTTACTCGCTGGGTTATGAAGCATATCGTTCAGCAAGCTAGTGAAGGCGGCTCTTATCGTTACCTGATTTATGATCGTTTGGGTTTCGGTCCAGACGCTTACGCTCCTTTGTGTTCTGATGGGTTGACTATCAGCAACGAGTTCGATTTGAACTTGAGGGAAAATATTCGTAACGCTATTATTCAAAACGATATGAATAAGATCAAAGAAATAGTTGGTCTTTGTGATGTTGAAGGTTGTAACCGTTACATAAGCTCTGGTTGGCCATCAGACGAAGGATATAGACAAACTTGTAGCGAACATTATAGGGAGGCACATAATGAATCGTAGGGCTTTCTTTTCTTTCCTGCCAGCTGCTCCCATCGGCGTAATTATGGCTGCAGAGGCTATGGCAAAGGCACCGCCGCCATCAATGGCTCCTGATAAGGCATTAATGACTCTGGCTGCTCATAAGCAGCCACCACCACCAATGAATCAGATTCCTAAGAAATACCTTGGTATGTCTGGAAGGTCGTTGACTGTTGTTGATGGTGGATTTGATTGGGTGCCAAATTATCTCACAACCAATCATCATACAAATGTGAAGTTCGGATCTGGTCTTGATATTCAGGCTGATACAACCTTCGACGAGGAAACCAAAGTTGCTATGTCTGTTGGTAAGGATGGGCATCTGTGGTTGAAGATTAACGATGAGTGGAAAAGGATTGTAACCGAATGAGCAAGCACAAGATGACATATAACCTTGTTGAAGGCAAGGATAAGTCAATGTATGATGTACTTGAGGAAACTACTAATCAGGTAATCAAGTCATTCCCTGGCGATAAGTTTATTGAAGCCAGAGCATTTATGCGCCACTTGAACCTTGGTGGTGCTTTTGATGGGTTTACACCAAATTTTTTTCTAAAAAGTGTTTCAAAACCTGTGAAAGTTGTATAAATAAATGCAATAGCAAATATGTATTGTGACTGCAGCACAAAGAGGCACGTTCTTAGCGTATAGGAAGGAACAGTCGGGAGTATTGGTGGGGTTCCACCCGACCATATTTGCTTGAGGGAGTAGGGAGACGGTCGTAAGGGACTGTCTCCCTTTTTTTATTGCCTAAATAATAACAAAACGTAGAGGCATAACATGGCTATTGTAAAAGATAAAGAGCTTATACCATCAAAGCTTGGTTTGAACGACAAACCAGTGAATTTAGCTACGTTGAAAAGTAAAGTAGCAGCCGCGATAAAAACTAAACCGCCAAACGTGAAATCGTTTTGTGAATATCTTGTAAAGAATTCTTGCGACAACAAAGCGACGTTTCCAAAAGAAACATTTCGCCTATCAACTCAAGAACTGAATATAATACTAAAAGATTTCGGCGAAATCAGCGGTGCTATGTATGTTTTGTCCGCATGTAAATTATATTCCGGCGTCAAATTCCCAACAGGTAACGAAAAACTTATCGATTACATTATGGTTAGAAAAGATGGTCTTGAAGAGAAGTTTTCAGCAAAAGCTGGGCAGGGCGGTAAACCATCAATCACTTCTTTGATGCCAGCTATTGACGCTATGGAAAAAGAATCTAGTTTATCTCCTAAAATGAAGAAAGCTATTAAGGTAATTAAACTTATTTCCACTGAAGAGAAAAATGGATTATATCTTGGACCGTTGAAGGCGGCAAAGTTTTTAAAAACTCCTGGATACACAGCATTGATTAAACTACTTAAAGATAGTGATTCATATGTCAGTAGCAATGACGTCCCAAATTCTGACGAACTAGAAGCTGCTGTCCATCATTGGGGTAGTTTCAAAGGCGTTATGGAAGGATGTCAAGGTTTTTTTACTGCTGCTGGATATACAGTAAATCAAACCGTTACTAAACGTTTGATTGAAACACCAAGGGCAGGTAAAGAAAAAGTTTGGGGTGTTCTTCATTATCCAATTACCGCAGAATTAATTAAGTGGTTGAACGACGATACAAACGGCGCCAAAGAAGTATTGACCGCAGCCGCAACAACGTTAACTGTAAATCAGATATACCTAGATACAGATAGTAAAAACTACAAATACGCGGTAAAAAGTTTTTCAAAAGGTAATTTTCAGTTTGGTTCTCCAAGTAGTATGCCAAGGCCAACAAACAACAGAATCGGCTTCACTATGGTGAAAAGTAAACAAACAAAGCCTGGTTTACCAAATCATTAAAGGGTAATTATGTTATCGTTCAAATTATACTTAACAGAATCGTTAGATATTGAAAAATTAAAACACCTTGAACACGTCGAGGATCATATCATTCATGGTGGCCATGAAGGCGTTGTTCATGCGTATGAAACATTGTCTGACGTATTAGCTATCCTTGAAGGTAAACCAAGAAAAAACTTTGGCCAGCAAACTAGAATTACAACAAAGTATGATGGTGCTCCATCTATTGTATTCGGTATCAATCCAGAGAATGGTAAGTTCTTTGTTGCAACTAAATCCGCTTTCAACAAAAATCCAAAGTTAAATTATACCGAAAGAGATATTGAAGAAAACCATGGGCATGCTCCTGGTCTTGTCGCAAAACTAAAAGATGCGCTTAGAGAACTACCGAAGATCATGCCTAAGAACGGCGGCGTATTCCAGGGCGATATGATGTACACAGCTGAAGACCTAGTAAAGAATAAGAACGGTTCATTCAGCTTTACGCCAAACACCACAACATATACAACTGATAATGACGAGAACCATCGTAGTGCTGAAGTTGCTAAAATCGGCGTTGTTGTTCACTCAAGATATGTCGGTAAAACGTTGGCTGATGCTAAGGTAAGTTTTGATGTTGATCAGAGCAAGTTTAGACGCAACCCAGACGTTCATATGATCAACCCGGAGATCTCAGGCGCAAATATCAAGCCAATCGAAAAGAAGAAGTATGAATCAGAAATTCAACAGGCATTAGATATCTTTACGCCATTAGATGCTGACTTCTTTAATATCGTCGATGGTCATGATGAAACGATTAAGGTATACATCAACTCATGCGTAAGAGATAAAACAGTACCAGATGATAAAGGGTTTATGGCTTTTGTTAAGGCTAGAACTCAGAAAGAAATTGATAAAGCTAAATCAGCTGACGGTAAAGCAAAGAAAAAGGCAGCACAAGAAGCTGCTGTTTCTCATATTAAAAATCATTCGGAACAGTTCAAAGCATTTTTCAGGATGCATAAAGCTTTACAGCAAGCTAAAGATACATTGAATACGGCACTATCTAATACAGTTGATACTGGGTTTAAAACAACTATTCGTGGAGAGCCAGCAAAGCAAGAGGGGTTTGTTGCTATTAGAGGTGGTCGACCATCAAAGCTTGTAGATCGTGCAGAGTTTTCGGCTGCTAACTTTGCTGGTGGTGCATTTCAAAAAGCAGCCAAAGAGGAAGAAGCAGCAGCTGAAGATCTTAATCCAGTTGTAACTTCATATGGTAGAATGAATCCGCCAACATATGCTGGTCATGGCGCTGTTGTTGGTAAGGTTACTGATCTAGCTAAAGAAATGAAAGCACCAGTTTCTATTGCACTTTCACGTTCTCAGGATCCAGTAAAGAACCCATTATCACCAGAACAAAAACTCAAGCACGCCAAGCGTATGTTCCCTGGCGCTAACATTATGCTTGCAGATGAAGACGCTCCTACTATTATTCAGCATATTAAAAATTTAAACAAAAAAGGTCATAAGCATCTTGTACTTGTTGTTGGGTCTGATCGTGTAGAAGAAATGCAGAAGTTACTTGACAAGTATAATGGTATTGAATTTAACTTCAAAAAGATAGATGTAGTTTCGGCTGGTCAACGCGATATGGATTCCGACGTTGAAGAGCCAGACGAAAAAGCTCCAAAAGACGAAACTACAGAGCAGAAAAAAGCTCGTGAGGAAAAGAAACGT